CGAAGTTCTGTATGAAGCTGGCTTTAGAGATTTAAAGTATTTAGGCGAAGGCGTTTTCAAAAAGGTATTTGAAAGCCGAGGCCAAGTTGTTCGCGTTACTAAATTTAAAGAAAGCTATGGAGATAGCGACTTTGTTCTTGCCCCAGAATTTAGAACCAAAGTTGGTGAATTATACGTCGAGGTTATGCCCAAGGTAAACACCAATGTTTCTGAATATGAATTTCGTGCGTTTCTAAAAGACATAGAAGATGCTGGATATATGCCAGTAGATATTCACATGGGCAATGTTGCTTTAGATACGGCTGGCAGAGTTAAAGCTATTGACGGGTTTTTAATTCATAACATTGGCGATGATGCTATGAACCGTTTTGTAAACGGTTGGCCCATGAAATCGCCAACATCTGCTAAAGGAACTGTGACAAGCGCACCGTTTGAACACGTAAACGTTAGCGATGTTAAAGTTAGTACAAGTATGCTTGGCCCGACTATGGCGGGAGCAAGAACTAAAAGCAGCGATCATTTTGCATCAATAATGAATCGCAACAGACGCATAAAAGCTGGCGAAAAAGTGTCTGGTATTGACACAAGAGTTATAGCATTTTTAGCGCGTAGTAATTTCCAAGACGCTGATAAATTGCATGGGTTGTTTCAAGCACTAGACGATAAGTTTGGCATTCCTAAGCAAGATATAGACCCGCTACAGCGTATATTCTTTGACACTGAGCCTAAGATACAAAAAGCAGCGGAAGATCATGCTGATGCAATAGAGCGCGATATTCTTAATTCTGTGGATAGAGTTGTTAATCGTGTCTATAAAAATCCTGATCGGATCGACAACAGAGCAGCTATGGTTCTTAAAGATTGGAGCCATTTAGCATTTATGGGAATGTCGGCCTTATCTGCGGTTACTGAATTTGGTGCGCTTATTATGCGTCACGGTGCAATGCGATCTTTTCAAGCAGCATTTCACGATTTGGATAGCGCACTTGGTCAAATATCAAAAGCAGGAGTTGCAGAAGGACATAAATCTGGCGCCATTATGGACATTCATATGGGAACAGCTTTGTCTGGGTTTTCAGAAACAGGTGTTGAAGCTGCAATGACTTCGCGTCCTGAGTTCTATTTAAAAGTTGCTGCAAACAAATACTTTCTTTGGAATGGCCTGGCACCTATTACAGCAAGATTAAAAGAATTAGATGCTAGCATTAGAGTTCCTGATTTGCTTGAAAAAATTAATCTGGTTGCTGACGATTTGGCGAGCCCAGAAGAAATTGCATACTTGTCACGATTTGGGATTTCTAAGAAAGCCGCTAAAGCAATGGCTGATGAACCAATGGAAGAAGTTGACGGTATGTGGCTGACAAATACCGATAAATGGAACGACGAAAATTTAGTCCGATCTTTCAGGGCAGCAGTTAAACAAGGTAACGAAAACACAATTATTGCAGCTACAGCAGCAGACAAACCTATTATTTCAGACGGTGTTGTTTACTTAAAACGCAATGCAACAGTAGATGCTGCGGCTGATAAAATGGGATGGGAGCAACAGGGCAATTACTGGAAGGTTCAATCTGGCGTTATGGCATTGCCATTTACGTTTTGGAATTACGCTATAGCTGCAACAAACAAAATAATGCTGGCTAATCTTGATGAGCCAACAGCGCAAAAGCTGTCTGGAATAGCGTCGATACTTGGTTTGGCTTATATGGTTGCTGCAATTAAAACTGACAGTAATCATTGGCAAAACATGACAATGGATCAAAAAATGCGAAAAGCTATAGATCAGTCTGGTGTTATGGGCGTTATTCACAATTACCACGATTTAGGTCAAGGCACAGCAATAGGAGCGTTTGGCGTTAATCCTTCTCCGTTTGATCCTAAAAATGGATACAGGCCAACAGGAACAGATGCAGCATTTGATTTAATGGGTGCTGGGCCTTCTGCGGCTAGAAACTTAATTGGGGGAACTCTTAGCGGCGATGTAAACCAAGCGTCTTGGGGATTGCCGTTTAGAAATTACTTTGCGCTTAAAGGGTTTTTTGACGGTCTTGTTGATGGAATTGAAAGAAACACGGCAGGGGTAGCAAATTAAATCTTAAAAGCGTAGCTTGCGCGTAACTGCCTGCCTGCCAGTGGGTTCAATATAAGAGAACATTGGCATGGGTACACTTACATCTACTGAAACAGATCGTCTTGCAGCATATACAGTTGGGGCATCAGCTTCGACAGGGCCGTTCCCAATTACATTTCCATTTGCGGATAACGACGATATTGCGGTCTATGTAAACGGAATTAAGATTAGTACTTACGCTGTTACTCAAGGCAGTGCTTACGGAACATCTGGCAATTTTGTTACTTTAGAAACAGGCGTTACAAATTCAACAGTGAGTGTTGTATCAGAAGCGTCTGCTGTTCGGTCCACAACAGACAGTTTAACTCTTACTGCGCTAAATGGCGAAATAGATAATATTTACGCTAATTTGCAAGAAAATCAGTTTGACAAAACAAGGTCAATGAACGCGCCATTAACAGACCCAACAACGTCAAACATGACTTTGCCTTCTTATACGGCAAGAGCAGGAAGATTGCTTGGCTTTAATTCCACAACAGGTAATCCAGAAGCAGGACCAGAGATAGCTAGTGTTTCTAGTGTAACTCAAATCTCAGCAGACATAGACACGGTTGCTGGCATTTCTGCTAACGTTACTACAGTTGCAGGAATATCAAGCAGTGTCACAAGTGCAGCAAGCAATAGCACAGCTATTTCTTCGGTTGCTGGCATTGCATCTAACGTAACAACCGTAGCAAGCGTATCTGGTAATGTAACAACTGTAGCGGGCATAGCTTCTGATATATCCACAGTAGCCGCAGACGCCTACGACATAGGCCGAGTGTCTTTGTATTCCACTGAAGTTAATGCTGTTGGAGATAATATTGCTGCTGTTGATACGGTTGCAAACAATATAGGCAGCGTGAATTATTTTTTTAACCGATATAAAACTGGCACGACTGATCCAGCATATAATGCAATTGCTGGAACCCCAGCTGAAGGTGATTTGTTTTACAATACAGCCCAGAATAAACTAAAAGTTTACACAGGTTACTCAGGTCACGGCGGTCAGGGTTGGCTTAATGGTTCGGCGGCTGGCGATGGTCTTTTGTCTACAAGTGGCGGCACAATGACAGGGGCATTGGGCGGCTTGCATCGGTCTGAATCTGTTACGGGAACAACCCCAGCTTTAAACGTAGGTAATAATAACTTCTTTGATAACGGTACTTTGACTGCAACAACATCGCCTACATTTACTAACGTTCCTACGAAAGCAAGATGGCAGTATAGCTTTAACTCTGGATCAGGTGGAGCAGGTTATTATATTCCAGATGTAACCGAAGCAGGACAAGATCGTGCTTTTCAGCCAATTGCTAGTGTAGATAGGCCAACTTCTTTAGGAAATAATTTAATTTATCAAATAAGATTTAGCGCAGATGGAGATAAAATATTCTTTTTAGATGGTTATACTGATAGAATTTATGAACATGCACTCACTACAGAGTGGGACATTACAACTATAGTTGCAACAGCAACTAATTATTATTCTTATGGCGGTTATGAATCTAATGCAATAGATTTTTGTTTTAGTCCCGATGGGCTTCACATGTATATTCTTGGCACAGGGTCTGATGCGCTTCGTCATTGGACTTTGACCAGTCAATTTAGTTTAAGTACTTTAGTTTATAATGATTATAAATCGGTTATATCTAATCCATATTCTTTTCATATTACTTCTGATGGAATGCAGCTATTTGTAATGAACAGTGGCGAATACGTTTATAAATACAATTTCGGCACAGCTTGGGATGCAAGTTCAATAGGCAGTATGGTTAGTGCCGAGAGCGGCCCAATTGTCAATGGTGATGCTTTTGCTGATGGTAATGCTGCGTACGGCGGCTTCACAATAACGCCAGATGGATTAACTTTAATTTCTTGCGGAAGTACATATGAAAGAATTGCTCATTCTTCACTTTCTAGTGCATATGTTATGAGTGAGTGTTTTAACATATCACGACAAGAAATTTCACTTGCTTCTTTAAATGATGATGCCTCAAATTATTGCTTTGGCTTTTCTCATAATGGAAAATACATGTGGTTAAGTGGTCATAATCATAAAAAAATTGCGCTTTTTGACACCTCTTCTCCTTGTCAAGTTACCTTACCTTCGTCTGTTGCTGAGGGTAGCCCAACTTTAATTAAACCTAATGCCAGAACTACAATGGAATTTGTTACAAGTAACGGTGGCACAAATGTTAACTTAATTAAGGTAGATGTAGTTTAATGTTTATTTGGGTTTTTAATAATGGATAAAGACATGGATAAAGCTTTTTCTAAAATAGAGTTTTTAGACAGGCGAGTAACTGTAATTGAGACGGAATCTCGTCTTCAATTCAAAGAATTATTTATTCGTTTAAAACGTATCGAAGGGATTTTAGTGGGCGCTGCCTCGGCCATTATTGTTTTACTTTCCTCAATTCTTTGGGGTTTGAACTAAGGCAGAAGACCAATGGTGGCAGAAGTCCTTGCGGCTGCGGCGCTCGTAAAAGCATCAATTACAGGAATTAAAAGTGCTATTGGTGCAGCTAAAGACATTGGCGCAATTACTAGAGATATTGATAATCTATTTGACGCAAACAAGCAGCTTAAACGCGATGAAAGACAAGCTAAAGCTACAGGCGCATCTGCAACACAAATTGTTATAGATCAAGAATTAGCAAAAGAAGCCATTAAAGAATGCCAGGCGTTAGTGATTGGGCGCTTTGGATTTAACGTATGGCAAGACATTATTAAGCTTCAAAAAGAACAAGCATTAGAAGCTAAAAATAAAGCCGCTGCCGAGCGCAGGGCCAGAGAAGAACAGCAGGAAATGGTAGGAGAAATGGCTGTTGTTGGCAGCAGCGTTCTTATTGGCATTTTAATCATAGCGGTTGTTTTAGCCGTACTTTTAGCAATGGGGTAAATATGACTATAGCAATGGAACGAATACTGGCTTGGAAGCTGTTACCACGGGCAATGATGATCTGCCTTTGTTACGCTTATTTAGACGTTTTAAACTGGTACATGGACATTCCGCAGGAGATCGTCAGTTCTCAGGCTACTGCTCTTACAGCTACTGTTACAGGGGCGCTTACAGGGGCTTTTGCCGTATGGTTAGGACATGAGAAATGATCGGCGCGATTGTGTCCGCATTAGGCGGCTTAGCTGGTTCCTACATCGACGGAAAAACGGCGATACAGAAATCTAAAGCTGAGATTGCTTTAAAAAAAGCCACATCAGAAACCGATTGGGAACAATCTGCAATAGAGGCTTCTAAGGATTCTTGGAAAGACGAGGCATGGACATGTGTTTTCATCTTAATTCTGGCGGGTAATTTTTTCCCTCCATTGCAAGAACATATGCGAGTTGGTTTTGCCAATTTGGAGACCTGTCCAGAGTGGGTAAAGTGGGGAATGTACGCATCAATAGCAGCAAGTTTTGGTTTCCGCACAATGCGAGGATTTGGCAAGTGACCAAGACTAAAGTTGTTAAATTTCCAGATCAATCTGAATTGGATAAACAATTTATTGCTTTGGAAAAACAGCAACAAAAAATCAAAGAGCAGCAAAAGTTAATACAGGAGCAGTATAAATGAGAAAAATAAACGAGATTATAATTCACTGCACAGCTACTAGACCAAACTGGTATGAAGATAGAGCAATCGACGATGTTGTGTCAGAGTTAACGCGATGGCATGTAGAAGACAATAAATGGTCAGATTGTGGTTATCATGTGGTTCTGGATCGCAAGGGCAACGTAGGATCAGCTAGACCTATTGAACGTTCTGGAGCTCACTGTCGTGGCAAAAATTCCAATAGTATTGGCGTTACACTTTTAGGCGGCAGAGGGGGCGCTTCTGACGATCAATTCTTAGATAATTATACGCCAGAGCAAGACGCTGCGCTGCGTAAACTTATTAAAGATTTAAAGCGTAAACACCGAGGAATTAAGAAGGTTTCTGCTCATAATTCTTATGCGGCAAAAGCTTGCCCTTGCTTTAATGTTAAAGAGTGGTTGTCAGGATGACACCTTGGGTATTATATTTTTGGGCTATTTTTGCTAATGGTCAAAGCATGTTGTTTGAAAACAATGATAGATTTAAAACAAATGCTGGATGTTACTTAGCTGGTGGTGAAAAAGGACCGTGGATGCAAATGACTTTATGGAAAGAAAGTGGTATCCCCGTTCAAGTACGGTTTAGATGCGTGAAAGAGGATACTCCAGCTTAAAAATTATAAGCTAGGAAATTCTATTTCAAGTTCGTTGTTAATAACATCGCGTACTGTGCTTTTTACATCTTCTTCGTAAACAGAATATTCTGCTTGAGGATTGTCTTGGAAATAGTCCTTAATTTCTTGGACTATTACTTTCTTTAAAGTTTCAATAAGTATTTCGTTTACCATTGGTAGTTCCTTCTGTTTTAAGTTTTAAGGGGGATGCTGTGATGTTAAGGAAGCCTTTACGACAAGGCTTTTTAGCAATCTGGATCGAAGTCGTGCCATTCTTGGGCTTCGTCAGGCTGCCCATCATCAAGATAGTCTACCCAATCATCACTAGGTTCTACTTTTGATTTTTTAAAAGATTGTTTATGTCTGCGAACAAGTGCTTTGTCTATTCGTTTTTGCAGATTCAGTATTTCTTTATTAATGTGCACTTTAGCTATAAAAAAATCTATTTCTTCAGATGTTTTGCCTGCATATTCGGCGCAAACAGCGTCATTATTAATGTGCACTTTAGCTATTTGCAAAACAGATTTTAATGTGAACAGTTCTTCTTTTGTTAGTTTCATATTAAAACGATCCAATTCCGTTAAATTTGCCTTTTTCAGCGGCAGCATAATAATTTGGAACGGACGTTTTTCGGTTTATTAATTCAGCAGCATATTGTTTTGCAGCAATTTCGTTCATTTTTCCTTTAGTATGACCAATGGAACCGCAATCAGTTGCAGCTGCATTTTGGTATTGTTGAAGCAATTCATCATTACTTAAGTTAGTTAAATTATTCATAAATGCCTCCTAGACATAATAGACATATTTTCTTTCTGCCCTGTTGTTTTGTTGGAATTGTACGAGGGTTTTTCGAACTAATCCGGCCTCAAGAAGCCGCATTAAATTCCAGTTTACTCTTGAATTTGACATATTTAATGAGCCAGCAATTTGAGTAATTGTGAAAGGCTCAGTCGCGTTCAAAAGGTAATTAAAAATTATATCGTAAGATTTGTTAGCACCTTTTTTGCGCTCAGTTTTCATTTTGATTGTAGTGTTGTCTGGCAAACGTGGGCGTTGTTTTAAAACAATTTGTGCTTTTTCAAAATTATGCAGATTTTTTGCATAATTAGTTTCATAGATTGAAGTCATTGATATTCCTCTGTGTAATGAGGGGGGCAATTGTTGAAGCAATACCCCCCTCTGTTAATAAGACAGTCAGCTGAAAGGTATAAGAACTGGCTTCTCATTTGAGGGTGTTGAAAGACCGCCCTCTGCTTCACCCAATGGCACGGAGAGAAACCGTTGGGTTTGTTCTAATTTTTTTTGTGTGTCTTTTTGCTTTGCATTAAAGTAATGACGCAAAGACATTTTCTGGATTTTTGGTTGTTTCATATTTACCTCGAATATTTGTAAGCGAGTGAAAAGATGAAGCCGATCATAAGAAATACGGCGATAGCTGGGCTTGCCATAAAAGCTGCGCCAAGAATAAAACCGCAAGCAAATGCAGGCCAATCATCTAGGATTTTTGCGTAGACTTTTGTAGTAAGTCGTTTCATGTGCACTCCGTGGAAACTTTACAATGTTTGAAGGTTTGGGCGTTGCCGCCGCACGTAATGCGCGACGACAACTTTTATTAAATGTGCAGCGTTTTGGGCTGTCACATGACTGACAAAGCCTAGAAAGGAATGTCATCATAATCCTGAACAGCAGCAGGAGCAGGGGCTTGTGTTGCAGGAGCAGAAGTTTCGACGTTTTGATTTTGCTTTTCAGATACTTTTAAAGACAAATACGCACGACCTTCTTTTTCGCCTTTCCAAGCAGCAACACGATGATTTGGATGTGCTTCAATAGGGCCAGAATAATCAGGAGCACTATCATTGCCTTTTTTGTCGTTAGCAAAAAGCACACCAGATTTTTGATACATAACGATAGTTGGCTCACCATCGCGGGTAAGTTTTTCTTTAACAAAGACAACGCGATTTTCGCTGCCTTCAACGTTAAGTTTGCCTTGACCAATCATGCGCTGGTCAGCGTGTGGCGTAAACATAACGCCAGAGTTTGTGTTGTCATAATCAGACATTAAAATTCTCCATAAGCATTTTGAATTGTTGCTGTTTTAGTGGGTTTTTTTGATGACATAGAAATATTAGGCTGTGACGCCGCATTTCCGTCATCATCTTCTGGCGCAAGGCCGACTAAACCTAGCAAGCCATAGCGTCTTGCATAAGTAATTGCAGAGCCTAAACCCTGCATATTTTGACGATCCAAAACTAGATAAACAACGGACTGAAATTTCTCCCCAGATACATGAATTAGGGAAGTCATTACATATTGCCCAAACTGGTCGTGACCGTTGGTTTGAAGCACAGCAAAATGATGATTGTGCAGTGATTTTTTGCAAGCGTCGATACACGCGCCTAAGTCAGCATAACGATTTTTGAAATGCGGATTAGTTGCGTTTTTTATGACGGGATCACACGCAGCTTGCGCTGCAATAAGATCATACAAAGCCATTTCACGGTCAATGACGCGAGGCTTTTCAGCTTTTTTACCAGTCATTGGTTTTTTAAGAGGGGGTGCTGATACCATAGCCATTATGCAGCCACCTTATGACCGATATAAAACACGCGGTATTGATTTGGATGTTCGTCTGTTTTCCAAGCACGAACAGCAAGTTTAATGTCCATTTTACGGGCAGCAGCAACAGTTGCGTACATGCAGCGTTTGTCAGGAACTAAAAAACTTTGGTTTGGCTGCAAATTGTTAAGAAATGAATATTTACTGCCGTTTTTGCGACCAGATGGTCTTGGTTTAGGTGGCAATTCAATGCCAGTGTCTACAACAACAGTATAGACAATTTTTGATTTTGATTTAGACATTAGGGCGTTCTTCCTTTTTGGTAATTTTGAACAGGATGGAACCGGCTTTATTGCGCTTCATTTGCAGTGCATCGCAGTAAAGTTCGGTTTCGTCGGGAGCCATCATAGCTTTAAGCTGACGTTTTGCGTTGTCGTGAACAACAACAGCGGTTTTGGTTTCAATATATTGACCAATTAACACAGTGGCATGGTTGTCTGTTTGGATTGATCTGCGTGTTTTTCCGTTAAACGGAATATTGTCGTTGATTTTTGTTTGTTGTGGTGTTTCCTCCTCAGGAATAAAAGGACCAGGCGCTTGATCAGCTTCCATATGCTCCCAGAATTGTTCACATTTGGCGTAATAATCATCGATGTAAGGCTGGCTGCGTCCGATCCAGATACGTTCTGGCTCGTCATTGCCGCGAATAACTGAGAACAGAATATTATCTGAGCCAAAGCACATCATGTGATGTTGAAGTTGTGGCATGTAAAAACGTGCGGCTTCGGTAGCATCGCGAAAACGAAAGCCGCCAGAGTGCTTTACTTCTAATGGGGTTGTATCCCCTGCCCCTTCCTCAAGGATAGCGTCAGGATGGCTCCCACACATGCCATAGGTGGCCCAGTGTTGCTTGCCTTTGTAGTCTTTAGACATTGTATAGATATCGCCAGCTTCGGCTTGCAGACGCTTAAAAGTCCAATCTAAATGGAAATCTTCGGTGAAGACACCTAACTGAACTTTAAAATTATCAGACAAATCTTCGCGCGGGGTTCGGCCCGTTTTTTCTGCCCAGACTTTGAGCCAATTGCCATTTTTAATATCAATAGCATCAGAAGATCCGATGTATGATTTTCGATTAAGTTTATCCAATTTTTAATTCCTTTCGTTGGATATGTTTAAGTGAGTGATGAAGTCGGAGACTGTCGTTTGAATAGGGGCCAAGGGCAGCTTGTATTTCTGCCCAGCTAGGCCACCACGTTTTTGTTTCAGCCATTTCTGACAGGACAACACGGACGGCTGCTGGTTCGTATTCAGATAATTTTTGGTTATAAAGATTGAGCATTTTTTCACGCTCACTGTCGCTTAGACGCTCATGGCCTGTAACAAGCCACAACTCTATAAGAGACTGTCTTACACCCATGTTATCAGTGTAAATGGGCGTAACAGCGTCGATTGCAGCTTGTAGCTTTACTGGGTCAATACGTTTAGGAATGTGCCAATTTACATTGCCAAATTTGCCTAAATGCCAAGTGTTTGTTTTGTGCTGAATGTCTAATGTTTCAGCGTAAGAGCATACATCAATTTTTACAGCCTCAAGAGAGGAAAGAACTGATGAAATCACTTTCTGATTTTTTGCTCTTAGGTTTGATTTGAACTCGGCCCTCTTTTCGGCGGTCGAGGATTTGACTGATGTTTTTGACGAATGCGCTATCAATTCGTTCGGGCGCAAGTCCGATTGATTGTTCATGGCAGAATGAGATAAAGTCACTTACGGCTTCCTCCATATCAAAGTCGTGGTTAGGGTAAGATTCTAAGAGAGCATCGACACTTTCATTCTCAGGCCACCAATTATTGGGGACGATGTTTGGCTCAGAATGAGACGTATCAATATTAATTTGATAACCAATCGCTGCGCGACTGATCACGTTTTGTTCTAGTAAATCTTTTAGGATTTTTCGAACTTGGTGGGCAGATAATTGAGTGTAGTAAGCTATCCTTTCGGGGCTAGGGTTGCATTGACCTGTATTGGTATTTTTAAAACTACATAGCTGGAACAAAACCAGCTTTTGAAACGGCAACAAACTCGTCTGTTCCGCTATTTTTTTGAATGTTTTGAAACTCATTAAGTATGTCTTTCGTTATTGGAATGACTTTTATTGTCATTTTATTTTTGTTAGTTTTCAGCTTGCGCCAGCCGTGAACTTCAATGTCAAAGCCACTAGCCAGCGCAAGTTCAGACAATGGTTCTGCTTGGATTTTACGAATGCGAGAAGACCACCCGCTGCTGGTTACTTGCACTAAAAGGGGAGAACAGCCTTTTTTGATGCAAAGCAGATCAGCAAATCCAAACAAATCTTGTCTAATTTTTGTGTGATGGTTCCATCGCTCGACAATCGCGCAATGGTATCCAAGCGCCCGAAGGTATTTTAATGATCGTTGAGTAGGAGACATTATTTATGTCCACATTTTAAATAAAACAATTCGTTGGCTTGATCAGCCAGCTTGTCCATTGCTTTAATTTTTTCAGATTCCAAAGTTGCAATGCGAAACTGCAAATCTGTTATTTTTTTGTTTTTCTTTTCTAAAAGTTCATAAGTTGGAACTTCCATTAAATCTGTATCTGGCAGGGTAATTTTTCCTTTCGATGGTTTAACAGCACACGCAACTTTAGCTTTAGTTGAGCGATCTAAATAACTTATTCTGGGATCAAAATTATAACGTTCAACTAAAGGCATTTGTCTTGTCCACAGTTTACATTGGTGATGTAGGTTATTGATTTATATTGGCTTAAAACGACTATAGTTTACAAAATTATTCTATGTAAACAGTAAAGTTAGACGCTTTTTGGTAGCGTGTACCGTAGGTTCGAATCCTACCACCCCAGCCATTGATTTCATTGACTTTTTTAGGTTTTCCCAGATCATTTTTTTTTCTGGTTTACACCTTAGTTTACACTGATGAAGGCTGAGAGAGGTGTCAAGTGGCCCAGCGTAGCGGTTACTTGATACATCTTGAAGTCGAATCAGGAACTTTTAGGTTCCTGCTGTAGTTTGATTAAAACGTGGTCGTTGTCTTGTGGATGCAACGAACAGTATATTTCAACCATTTTAGCTGCGTGTTGTACTGACCAGCCCATAAACAGTGCAAGATCAGACAATGACACGCCAGCGGCAAACAACTTAGTTGCTGCTGTGCCTCTAGCATCATACAAATGCAATTCTGGTCTTATATTGGTGTGGTTTTTTTTCCATTCACCAAGCTTTTGACCAAATTGATTTGCTTTTTTAAGAGGATTACCTCTTGCTCCAACTAAAATCTGAAATTGATCGGACGGAGTTTCGTCCAATGTTTTTCTTAATTTATTTGTTATTGGAATTGATACCATACGCCCATTTTTTTGAGCGCGAAGAACAATTCTAGTATCTTTTATGTGGCTACGGTTAAGTTGGTGTAAATCGCCTGGGCGCAATCCAGTTTCCGTTGCTACAATCAGCACTCTTTTTAACCAAAGGGGCGCTATTGCACAAAATTCATTAATTTCTTCTTCTGTCCAGATAATTTCTGATCTGTCAGATGAATAAAGTTTTTTGATTTTTTGCAAATGGTGCTGAATAAGCCAGCCGCGATCTAATGCCCAAGTTACAATTTGAGCAAGATGCCCTACTCTAGTATCTGCTTGAACAAAGCCATTGCCGCTGGATGCTTTGGCTATATTGTCACGCCACGCATAAACTTGTTTTCGTATGCGAGGATCATTAAAGGCTTGAATGGGAGCGTCACCAAATTTGGCATCAATCCCTTTTTTGTGAAAAATAGAGTTTTTAACGTCACTTTGAGTTCTAATTGCAAGTTTTTTAAACTCTGGTGTGTCTAAAAATGCAATTATTATCTCACGAAAAATTCCTTTAGCTGGCGAGGCTTCTTGCAAAGCTTCCTGATACAATTGAAAATATACAGGGCCACCTAATTGAACTTTATCTGATGAAGACCAGAAACGAGCGCCGCCTCTGTAAAGATAATGATATTCAACATATTTTCCATTCGCTAATTTTTTGCGAACTTTATGAATATGTTTAATCGTTACCTTTGTCATTATCCTCAAACCACTGATCTACTTCATCATCGTCAACACGCTGATTGCGTTTTTCAAAGGTGATAGTGATTTTTTCACCTTCTGACGTTCTACTAAACACGATATTAGCTTGAGTTGTCAAATTATGATCGCTAAGTGCGTCAATAAGTGTTCGTAAACTACGCAAATCATTACTGCCTCTTGGTTTACACTTTAAATGAAAACCACCTTTAATATCACATTAATATAAGTCAAGTTTTTTATAAGCTATTACGCTGCTTGCACCATATGTGGGCAGTTTTGAAACCATTCTATAGCTTTGTTAGCTTCCGCAGCCGCAGAAAAAACCGTTGAAGGCTTATTTTCAAGGTTTTTAATCCAGCTTTGGACGTAGGCAACGTTGTCCTCTCTAGGGGTGTGTTGTATTCCAAATATTGAGCCGAGAAATACGGACCCAATTTCTGCGATGAGTTCTTCTTCTGCTCTTGCTGCTTTTGAGTTGTGATACTCTTTGAAACATCCGCGATCCATGCGATTTGATGGACCTGTGTAGTGGATGGCTTCATGCAAAAGCGTTGAGTAATAATTCTCCGAAGCTGTTGCGTCATTCGTATCAAGAAACGTGGTGGGGTCAGGCATACTAATTTTATCGGTTGCGCGAGTGTAAAAAGCCGATTGAGATTTAACAATGTTTACTCCTGCACGATCTAGAAAACTGTCAATGTTTCTACTGCGAATATGAACTGATGGATGATGCTCGTTAAGCGGAACAAGCTGACTTTCATCAATTGAACTGAATTGAGCCACGTTAAAGCCGTTGTAGACTTTGTATCGTGGGTATTTTTTAGTTGGATCGTTTTTATCTTCAACAACTGTAAAGAAACAAATAGGCGTCGATTTTGAGCCCTTTATTACATTACCAGCACCGATCTTTCTGGATGCTGGAATTGTTAAAAACCTTGGATCATCCCAGCCGTTTTCCATCATAGCAATTGCTGTAGTGAGAACGTTTGAGCCTGTATAAACATGACCAGTTATAGCGTTTTGACAGGGGCGCGGCTGCGCCCAACGTGCCGTCCATTTAATGCCGTCTTCCTTCATCATAGTAATGAATTTGTCGGCAATTTCTTTTTGAACCCTGTTAATACGGGGTTCTTTAATGTCTGTGTCAATTTTCATTGAACATTTCCTTCCAGTTTGATTTTAGATGCAAGAATGCCTTTTGCTTCTGGAACAAACTGAACACCTTTTGCTGTATTGTTAAAAAGTAAGATTGTAATTTGTTCACCGTCTTCATCGGTAATAACCAAATCAGTTACACAAGAGCGTTTGCCGATATATCTTTTTTGAGCAAAATGTATTGTTTCAACATTATGCAAATTAATTTTGGCAGGTGAATCTTTATCTGATCTTATTGTAATTTCAGTAGTTGGTGAATTAATATAAAAGTTCATAGTTGTTCCTTTCCTAGAACAATGTGAGTTGACGGGATTTTTCGACGTACTTTTTCCAAGCTGGTCTTTCAGCTTCATGGTCAAGCCAGTTGGAAACAAAAAAAATAACAGTTTTGTATTCTGCTAAATTTCTATGAGTAAGATAGTAAGATTTGTAGCCAGTTTCAGTTATTGAAATTGGCTGTGTGGCTTTGATCTGCAAGTGATCTACGCCTATGTTTTCATCTGTTATACAGTCAAAAACTAAGCAAATTTCTTTATCTTGCAGAATTAAAATTGGGATGTTTTGCCATACGAAATTATGATGAATAAGTCTGGCTTCATATTCAGCATCTATTTGAGCAAATGAGTTCATGCCCTTTCCTTTGCTGTTGGTGCGCTGTTGGGGCGCTTTCCCTCTGAGCGAGGGAGGGAGGAAGGGAGGCGCAGGGGCGTAGCGAAGCGAAGCCCCTGTGCCGACCGACCGACCGACCGAGTGAAGTCTGTCAGTAGATAAAGATCACCGTCCTTTCAGTAATTTGGGTTTACGGTTGATTTTGTGGTGCATTAGAGGCTCCTTTTTGACGGTTCGACTAATCTTGCGTCTTGTTATGGCGTTAACCACTTTTGGCATTTTATTCATTTTCCACCCTTCCTAATCCAAGGCATTCGTCGCATTGTTTAATGCCTTCATCTAACCAAGCATCTGAGAGGCACGTTCCACGCACCACATCTGACGTACGAAACCCCCTGCCCCGACAATCGGGACAAGGGGAGTAATCGTCAGGATGCTCAGGCGGCTCTAGTATCGAGTCCATCTGCTGCGATTTGTGCAAGAACTGGGTCTCCTTTTTGTTGAGTGTGAATAACGTGACCTGTCTCCATGTCGGCTACATCTTGGGTTGATGTATTAATGCCGTTAGTGTTGAGATCAGGACGATCTGCATTTGACCGAATACCGTCGAGATAATCTTGAACGGGATTGCTTGGTGCATCAGGTGCTTCCTGCATACGAGGGTCAACATCTGTAGACGCTGTGCTTTCTGGAACGTAATTGCGAGGCTGCATTGCATTCAAACTCAGCTTATCTTCTGCCTTGCTGTTTTCAGCTTGGTTAAGAGGCTGATTTTTAACTGCGTCACGATCTTCAATGCGCCGTTTAATGCCAGCGCGAGCCGCTTCTTCGTTAAAATCACGTTCAAGATGAGTTTTGTGTGAAGCCATTGCAGCTTCTAACAACTCGTCACAAGCTATCCTGGCGTTGTAAGCTTTGTTGACGCGTTCCAACAGATTTTCATAAGTTGCGCCACCGTGTGAACTGCTGCCTTCACGTTGTTTAGCCAAAGCTTCTGAAAAGAGTTTGCTGTGATAAATGTCGGCATTAACTGCAACGTCAGTCAAGCTGTAGCAAATCTTATTAAGTACGCCACGTTGTTGAAAGCTAAGAAGGTTGATCTTGTTCATCCGAGGCTGAACCAAGCTGCTGTCCCAGCCATAACCTTCTTGGTTCATGTATTCGCCAATTGTATTAAAAGCGGCAAATATATCCATAGACGTCGATGTTGGGTCGGCCTCTAATTCTCTAATTCTTGCACGTTGAGTGACAAAGATACCGCGTGCTTTTTCAAGCAATTCATCTTGCTTGCGATTATGTGCTTTCATTGAATCAATCGAAACCTTGTTAGTTTTAATTGTTTCAGATTGAGTTTGAATTTGACGCTCAAGATGGCTGATAGTTTTTACAGAGTTGATTATAGATTGTTCAGCTTCTGCTCTAACTTCTGCGATAGTGGCTTCTAAAGATGCTATAGTTTTACGTCCCATGATTGGGTTCCTTTTCATTTAATTTTAAGTTGATTTAGTCAGAACAGGCTCAGTGATCGAGCAAACCAGTAGTCAAGGGGTCAGCGTAGCGCCCCCCTTGATCTGCTGTTTGCCGATCAACTAGCCCATTCATTTTATTGATATTTTTACATATGAGGTTGTGTCTAACCCCATACGAACTGGAAGGATCAGCAAAAACTTAAAAGGCAATTTTGCTATCCAGCTTGATGATTTAAAGATCATTTGGTGTCCTTTTGTTTGAGAATTAATATTCATTTTGTTCAGCAAGTTTTTCCAAACGACGATGCCAATGATCCTCAACGGGATCAGCATAAGGATCATCAAAATAAGAGTTAGCAAGATCAGCAAAATGATCAGCAGGCTCTTTGTCGAAGTCTGGATCATCAGCCCAAGTGTTGGGTTTGGGCTGAGATTTAAATGTAATGGTAGGTTCGATAACGGGGCGAAACATCTCGCCCACGTCACCGTCATTGCGTCGAAGAAGATCAATAAGTTCTTCATCAGTCGCGTATGCTTTTGCGTGAGTGTCATCCATTATGAACGCCCCCGCTTGAAAGAGGGACGATACTGCAACGCTGATTTAACGTGAGGCAAAGCGGCATTGAATGATACATCAATACCAAGTGCCAGTAGGCGCAGCGGTGCCAATGCAAGACCAGCAACGATAAGGAACAGAACAACGACGATAGCTAACGCTGTAAGTTCAATTTTGACAAACGTTGAAAGCAACGGGTATTTCTTAAACGTGAACAAATTCATAACATAACCTTTCAAAACAACACCCACATTATTGTGAATGTTGCATCCGCAATCACTCAGGATTTCTGGAAAGGGGGATCGCCAATCATTTCACCCAGCTTGCTGGCGAAATGTGCGGCATCACACGCAAATCAAAGCCGTTCTTCACGGCTCAGCAAGCTATTTTTAATCTAAACAAGTAAAAATGTTCTTAAAAAATCGCGGCACTTTGATTTTTACAGAAATACGGGCCATACCGGAGGTAATAATCCAATGATGTGTGTGTGTGGGTGGATTGAACTGGCTTTTTTTTATG